ATATTGTTTTACGGTGATGTTAGTACCGTGTGATTTTTTGAAACGTCCAGAGTAGTAATTTGACATTAATAAAACTGTAGCCTTATTCTTAAAATAGAGATCATAGTCATTAGGCTTCTCTCCCATCAACATAGAAGTGATAGCTCCACCACAGACCATAGTATTCTCTTTAAGAGTTCTAATCATGTCTTCAGATAATTCTGTTATATTATTAGCTTTACTATGTTGATTAATAGAATCTCCCCACTGGTCTAACTTCTTTCTAAGTACTTTCTTAATAGTACTTTGCTTCATTCCTGGCATTATTTATATGTCCTCTATTGATCTAAATCCTACTGCACGTGGGAATCTAGGTTTATCTTTGATACCGTGTTGAAAATATCTAAACTTGAGTAGATACCCAAAGTATTGTTCTCGGTTATTCCAAATTTCTTTTCGTTGTTCATGATCAAAATTACCAGGAGCTATTTCAAGAATATCTCCATTCCAATCAACAATAAACTTACCGAGAGTATCAGCAGGGACCATACCATCTTTGGCCGTTGAACGTTTGGCATATCCTAATTCATCCTTCTCTTGAATATTCTTATTTAATTGTCCCTCAATGAAATCAACTATAATTGCTTCTGAATCTTGAAACCTCTTGAGTTTGTAAATAAGACCCTCTCTCCAAGTCCCTCTTCCATTCTTATACCTACCTTCAGGATCTCTCATTATGACACCCTCAAATCCTGCATTAAGATAGAATCTTTCTACTGCAAGAAGGTCATTTAAATTTTTACAATGAATTTGTGGTACAAGTTTGACATCTTCAGGTGTTACTGCAAAACGACTTCTAATTTCAAATTTCAATTGTTTAAGTCGTTCATGATAAGGAAACTCAAGAAGCTCATCAGGTGTATAATCAAAAATGTGATAAGAAACATCTCCTGGTTTATCTTCTGACATTACATGACTTTGTGTTCTGTTATAAACATTTTCATCATGTTTTCCCTCAATTAGCTCTCCATCAAAATGTTCTAAATATCCAAAATCCTCTTGGACTTGTAATGAGGGAATCAACTTAAAAGTTCTAGAACGGACTTGTCCATTTTTAACAATTGCCCGAATACCGTCATACTTCGGCGATACTAAGAGAGGGAACTTTAATTCATCAAAGTATTCTTCATACTTTAATGGATCATTACTGGGCGCTAACATTGGACGAAACATTAACTCTCCTTTTACAGTTTCTCATCACCACCGCCATAATCTTCGTCCGTACCCCAACCAGCGTTCCTTAAAACGTCTGCATCGGCTTCTACATCTGACAAAAAGGGGTCTTCATTGAATTCAACACCAGGCACAGGTACGGTATTTTCTGTTTCTGATGGGGAACTATCAGGAACCCAAATTACCATGTTCCCAAGAACACCTTTATCACGCTTATAATAATGACTCAAAAGAGTAGTGGCTTGAGCATTCTGAGTTAGATCGGGATCCAATTCATAGACCTCTTCTAAGATATAGGCATGACGTTCTATATTCTTATATCTACAAGTAACATGTTCTGCATCTCCTCCTAAAGCATCACGGATATCTTTAAAAGAAGGTTCTGAGGTAGAGATATCCACCATATGATTTTCTTTAGGATTAACACAAAGGACGTGTAATTTTCCGGACATTTTAACTCCTTGAAATTAAATAGCTAGAGGTGCTTTGGGTAGGCTCTCCTTACACACTCAGCACCGTCACAGGAGCCTTGCTATCTAGCTATATTTTACTTAGAATAACGGCCTGACTATCGATTGCGAACTTTGTTTTCACAGGCAGTAAGGAGCTACCTTAGCGTTATGTACTCTATTTAACGGGACACATTCCACCAGCACATTCATCCGCTGATTCATAAACAGCAGAGGATACTCGTGTAATTGGAAGTGTTTGACTTACTAGTTCATCATATTGTTCTTTTGTTACTTCTTCATAGGGAGCCTGCGCAAAACCATGCTCTGAATGTAATAAAAATGACAATGTTTTATGATTATTTTTATAGTATTTTCTCAAGTAATCTCTAATCTCAGGTATTTCTTCTTTACGATAATATACAGTACATGATACACTATTATCAGACCAAGTTCTTTGGAGTCTTTTAATCTCCTCTAATTGATCTATTGCCGTCATATCTCTGGCTAGTTTGGTGCCTTCTGGGTATGAAAATGGAAATGTGACAACCATAGTATTGAAGTCTTCACTTCCATCAATATTTAACTTATATTCAACAGGGTATCCATGCTCTTTGCAAACATCTACTAACGGATGTCCAGAAGCAATTGTTATTCTTCTAAACATATACTGTGAGAATGCCGGATGAATACCAGGAGTAACACCAGGTAACAAACTAAGTGTCCCTGAAGGCTTAACAGTAGTCAATTTGATAGATGTAGGTAAGTCATGCATTTCAGAGTAACGCACATCAAAATCTCTTAGATATTCATAACCTTCGTATAGCCAGTTATTTTGTTCTTTACTGGCTTGTAGTATTCCTGTCATACCAATTCCCATTCTCATGTTCTTATGAACAATAGCTTGGGTCTCATGCTGATGACAGTCAAGGGCTAAAGAATGTTTATTAATACGATATAATAGTTCAAGAATATCTAAGAACTCTTCTTTGGATTCTATGTTAGGAAGAAATATTTCTGCTAGGCAACATGTTTCAAATGGGGCTAGAGATTGTTCTGCACACGGATTATAACCCTCTACTTCAGGGTCAGCGTATTGAACTTCTCCTAGCCTACCAACTTTCTTAGAAAGTTTTAGATTGATCAATCCATAAGGTTCACCACGACCTTCATAACCATGCCAGAAATACTCATGTAAATCACGAATATCTGAACATACAACAGAGTTATTGCTATATTGCCTCCAAGGTGGAATGTTTCCTATATCCCATCTCTTGGCTAATAAGAACTCAATATCATCTGGATCACCAATAGCGATTTGTGCTGAACGACGCACATTACCTGCTACAATGATTCTACCAATGATATTCATTAAATCTAATGCATCGATTGGTCTGATTTTCTTCCCGGCTCTATCTCTAAGGATATCTGAAATATCATTGATTCCTTCACAGAGATCTTCCGGCCCAGAAGCTACTCCTCCAAAGCCTTTGATTGGAGATCCCTTTCCTCTGATCACTTGTGTAGAATATGTAAAAGTACCACTTTCTTTTCTTTCACTTAAGAAGGCTGCTTTCAAAGTCTTACCTAGAAATTTAACCCAGCCTTCTCTCGAATCTGGGATAATGAAATCAGCACCTCCGTCATCTACTCTGGTCGGAGCAGAAAACCAATCACGTACCGGTGGTAATTTCCCAACATGATGTCTTTGAATATTATATCCTACACCTGATCCAAGTGCAAGCATATCCATAGCCCAACAGAAAGGTCTAATAGGGTGATCAACTACAGTAAACGCACAATTTTGAAGAGAAGCTAGACCGATTCTATCAACTGTAGATGAACCTAATTGCCATAGGAAACGTCCAGCAACGGAGCATTTCAAAGATAATAGATATTCTCTCAGTCTATCCTCTTCATCTTGATCAAAACCACAATCCAATTGTGTATCACAAGCAGCAATTACTCGATTAATAGTATCAGGAAACTCTTCAGTAGGTGAGCTATCATCGCCATCCGGGTCTAACTTTCTTGAGTATGTTCTCTTGTATGTCAAATACCCGACAGTAGACCAGGGTGTTTCAATATCCATTTACGCTCCTTCTAAACTAACGAAATCTTCAATTATATTGCCATCAACAGCTGATAATCTACCGGTATCATAGTCATAGCGAGCACCAGGAACGACGCCCGTAAGACCAGTGTGCCGACATTTAAGAATTCTCGTAAGGATCATATTCCTTTCCCGTTCTTCCTTTGCTACCATATTTCGTGCAAAACTAATTACATCGAAACTGATTTGCTTGATTGAACCGGAACCTCGGATATCATCTAGTGATGGTAATTTGCCTTCTTCAAAAGACTTACCACCTACATTCGTCTTCCTAAGATGTGAAACAAGACCGATCCATACACTATATCTCTTAGCAACTTTTAATAATTCATTCATCATTTTATCGATTGCTTCATTACCTGTAAGAGAGTCTACTCCTTCAGATACTAGAATAGTAATATGGTCAATAAATAAATACTTACAACCAACGAGACACATATATTCAAGTTGCTCAATAATACTATTATCATTAATAGCTCCTTGATGATCTAATAAGATTACTCTATCAGATCCAAATACAGCATCAAATCCCTTTTTTAATTCTTCTAATGGTATTTCACTCTTGGCTGGGTTTTTCATCAGATACATGCCAGCAAGTTTTCTCGCTGTTTCTGCAGGAGATTCCTCTAGAGAAACAATACCTATCTTAGAATTAGTTTCTTCGAGAACATGCATCTCTATCTCACGCATAATAGTTGATTTACCACTACCAGTTCCGGAGATAAACAGAGAAATCTCACCTTCTCTCATACCCTTAGTCTTTGTATTAATACCTTCAAGACATTTTGGATACGGCATTGACTCGATATTATTATAAGCTTCAAGTTGTTCCCATAACTCGTCTTTACCAATGATGCCTGTTGGAACATAAGTTTCAGCATTAAAAATGAGCTCATTAACAGCCTTCTGACCATGCACCATTAAAGTATCATTAATATCGTTTGTTTGTAATTTAGCTATTTTAACTTTGTCAAAACCAATAATCTTAATTGCATTCTCGGTCGCTTCCTGGCCAGCATCATCATCGTCAAAACATAAGACTACTTCATCAAACGATCTAATCCATGATCTTTGTTCCAGTAAGGCTTTTGTTTGCGTAGAACTAGATATACCTACAGCAGGGTAAATCTTAGAATATCTTTCAAAGAATGCTTGGGCAACACTGAGTGTATCGATCTCACCTTCACAAATCACGAGTCTCTTGCCACCACTAGTGAAGTGATCTTGTCCAAATAGTTTATTATTTTTGTTAACCCATTGGAATTGTTTAGGCAATGTTCTAATTTTATATGAATCTTTTCCATACGGATAAAAATGGGCATCAATTTTTCCATCTGGACCATAAGTAACTTTCACACCATAATGGTCGGTAACTGCATAATTAATTTTTCTAGCATCTAGTGCAGAAATAGGGTAAGTATCAATCTCATCTAGAGATGGAATTTTAGATATTCCTGTTCTCGGAGGTCTTATATTCTTAGGACTCATTTCTGATTTTGTGTCTTGGTCATTCTTAAACCAGCTTTGACAAGAGAAACAAAAGGATGTTCCATCTTCGTATTGTTGTCTGGCATCTGAACTTCCACAATCTGTATCAAGACACGGTAGGTTCCTCTTTATTATTTTCCCCACGCTTAACTCCTTCCAATAGCACCATAATGACTAAACCACAAAGAATCATATAGGTGAAATCAATCATTTCGAAGGACAATCCATTCCATAATTTGTTCCCTACAAAATAAATACCACCCACTAATCCAAAGAAGGTCATTAATAAAGCAAACAACTGTACTAAAATTGTCATACAAACTCCATAGCCCAACGTAATCGCGTCATATGTCTCTTAGTTAACGGCTCGTGTAATTTCCAGAAGATTTTGCCTATTAAGTAATTATACCATACGTCGCTAAATGGCGCATCAACATGGCATAAAGTCCATGTCTCAGCGTATGCGAGAGTACCCTTAGTTACGTACTCTTCTATACAAATAAATTCAAATTCATCTTTAGGTCTTTCTTTAAAGATTTCCTTCAAAAACTTGGAGGATGAGGTGTAAGTCCGCCAATTTGACTCTTTCCCTTTGTTTAATTTTCCATGACCTCGGTAGAACTTTTTTCCTAAATAAAGTTTCTGCATATAATTGTCTTTAATAACATAAAGAAAACCTATTTTGGGTTCCAGACCCATCTGCTCTACAAACTTCCAATGACCATTGTCGAACATTATTCTTTCAACTCCTGTACGATTGGCCAATGTTCTATAGAGAACTCATCATCTAGAGTCTTCTTCAGATAGATCAGTCGACCATTAAATAAGAGTTGTTCTTCCCAGTCGTCTCCATACGCGCCAAGATATTCGGCTACAACTTGTTCTTGAAACTGTTCTTCGCTTTTTAATAAAGCTAAAGACTTTTTAGCACTTACAGGTCCAATTCCAAGTATACCTGGAATATTATCAGAAGGATCACCCATTAATAATTGTTCGTAATGAAATCTAACGGCTTCTTCCTCAGACACTTCAAAGATCTTTCTTTCAGTTTTTCTCATATAATAATGCAATCCGGGAATACACTTTAGATCTTTATCAATAGAACACACAATAAATTCTTCTTCTCTTTCTATACATTCAGTAGCCCAAATTCTCAGATAATCATCTGCTTCCATTCCGTCGGCAGCTACAGCCAATCCTTCGTGTACTAATAATTGTCTTAACAAAGGCACAGCCATATTATGTCTTTGCTGTCTATTTTTACTACGATGTACTTTATATTCAGGAAACATATCAATACGAAAGTTCCCTTCACCTTTTACAGCCATTTTGTAGTCACTCGAAAAGGTGGCTTCTAAAATACGATCTAGATCTTTCTTGACGACTTCGTAAGAAGCCTTAAGGAATTCAGTATCTTCTTCTCTAGTATATTCAATAGGTATCTTTTTACCATCTTCATCTAGTCGTACATGTCCGACTTTGATACCATCATCGTTAGGCCGGACTGCCTTAGTCTCCCACCTATCCATACATGCTAGATGACATAAAACATCGCCATCAATTAACGCCAGCATTACGATCCTCCAACAAGGGAAGTGTATTAAACCACCAAGGTCTATTTCTTCTAGTATATTTAAAATCTATGTCTTTAGAAACATAATATCTGCGATAAGCGAGAACCGCTTTACTAGGTTTCTCAGTAAATTCTTCAGGCATACATTGAACAAAAGGACTCGATCCTAATTGAATGTCTACTAAAGGCAATTTTAAAGACATAATTATATCTTCTGACTTATGCTCTTTGCCAAATCTATGAGTATATTCCTTAGCTAAAGCTTTTCCTAATTGCCAACTCCAGTTATAATTAGTCAAATATTCTCCAGCCCATTTAACACAAGGATGATTCTCATGAGTAGGTTTATAAGGACCGCCATTAATTGTGGATAGGATTTGAGCAGTTTCTAAAGTCATTTTAATAACATGTTTATCACAATGCATTTCTGCTGCTATATATGGGTCTTGATCTAATATAAATAGGTTCATTTACTCACTTCCTTATACGCATTGTTTTGTCATGGAAGGACTTCCTTGTCCTTCCATTGTGTTGTTTACTTTTCCCCTAATACTTTATCTTTATCTCCGTACTTACACTCAAGGTGTGCTGCACGAATAGCTTTGTCGATCATTGCCGCTCTTGCTCTCATAAGATGTGGATTAGTCCTTTCCTCAAGAAACTTAACTGCTTGTTCACGAAGACCATCTACGTAACTCTTTTTAGGCATTTTTCGCTTTCCTTTTAAGCTTAAGATTTGCTTTAACCAATGGAGTTAGTGCTTTTATTACATCATCATCTTTAATACCTCTTACCCATAAAGTTTGTCTAATATAGGAGTCATCTAAACGATCTCTTTGTTTTTTCCTTGTGATTCTAGCATTTTCATTAATTTTATCTTTATTTAATTCTCGCTGTTTTCGTGAAGCCAGTCTTTTAACTTCTGTAGTTTGAGAGGGATGATTTTTACGGTGAACCATTTCACAACTTTTACAACGGTTAAGTTTATGATGTCGACTATTTCTGGGATGATTCCAAAATTCTGCTAAGAGCTTTAACTCCTTACATGTATTACAGTATTTCGCGTATTGATCATCTATATAATAAATTGTAGAAAATTTTCCAGAATTTTTCTTAAGATATATTTCTCTCATTTCAGTACGTGTGCAATCTTTACAATCATACTGACGTCCATTGCGACTAATTCCTTTATGAAAATCCTCAAGAGGCTTTTCTTTTTTACAACTTTTACAAGCCTGATAACCTTCTCTCGTATATATTTCACTTTGAGTTCTTTGTTTAGGTTCTGGTTTGGGTTGATTCTTTTTAAATTCCCTCTCTTCTCTTTTACGAATAACCTCTGATTTAATAATTTCAAGATAGTCATCCCAATCCTCTTTAGGTATACCTCTGTTTCTAGCTAAGCTTCTCAAATAACCCCTCTTTAATTCTTTCACAGCTTTTTTTGAATTTTCGTTCCTTTTGAGTTTATTTGCTTCATGATACTTATAATAATGTTTATTGCTATGTTTTTTAGCATTCGTTTTATAGTTTTTAACTAGCTTAGCACAAACTTTACAACGTGAATTATATCCTCCAGGGCCGCTTCTGTTTTTAGAAAATTCAGAAAGATTTTTATATTCTTTACAATTGCAACATAATTTTTTACCAGGATATTTAAAAGTTAGATTTTCTTTCTTTGGCCTAGGTATATATTTAGCTTTTATTCTTGCAGCGGTACATTTTTTACATTCAGCCCTTAACCATCTTTTATTAGATCTCAGACCAAAGGCTTTTGCCGGTTTCTCTGTTTTACATCTAGAACAAACTTTTATTTCAGGAATATATTTAGTGGGTTTCGCACCAGTTGTTTCCAATTTTAGAGTCTCCATCCATAATAGTAACATTAAAAAGTTCGGGACCATCTTTAAAAGCTTTTCTACCAATCTCGGCTGCTTTCTCTGCTTGGTCTTCTGGAGTCATGAACTGAATTTCATCATGATAATAAATGAGTGGAATATAGTCTATCGAGGCTTCCTCAAGTTTCTCCATCGCTATCATTATTGCGGAAGAACAAGTTATCTTTTCATCAGATTGTAATAGGTAGACTAATAGCTTATGAAAGCTATCAACATAAATTCTATTACCACATAGTGATGGGATATATCCATCACCATATTGACGCGTCTTTCCGAAAATGTTTTCTAGTTTGTCAATAAGATCTTTGAATCCTGGGACAGCTTTAAGGAAGCCTTTCTTAAGCTTGTTCCCTTTAGTAACATCCATAGTACCGAAGATGTAAGACCAAAGCTTCTTTCCACTTGCACCAAAAAGAAATGCATATAGAATACGTTTAGCCTGTGATCTTTCAACTTCATATTCAATACCCATATCAGCCAAGACTTGTGTAAGTTTCTCTGAATTGTACGTATGAATATCACCATTCAATAGCGTGTCGATGTATTCTTGATTACCGAGATGATGTGCTAATCCTCTGGCTTGATTGCTCTTTGAATCACAACCAATGATCTTCCACCCTTCAGGACAAGTAAAGAGTTCTCTCATCTCTTTGCCATAAGGAGAATCAGTAGATGGTACATTCACAATAATTGAATGTCTTGCTCGCATACTAGGCGTGCCAACAAGCATACACTCTCCATGTAATTTTCCATTCTCATCTACATTCTCAATCCATGTTTTTAAGACACCATACCTGGATTTAGCTGATAGAAAATCAACATAGAGTTTACCATCTGGTCCTAGAAACTCAAGACTACTTTCCGTAATTTTGGGAGAAGTTCTCCTCATAGTTCCATCTTCTTTTCGCTTATAGTTCCATTCATCTGGTTCCCATCCATTTCTGAATAAGAATACTTTCACATCTGCTGGAGAATCTAGATTAAGTGGTTTGAAATCTACACGACAATATGGACCTTCAATAGGACGTTCCTCACCAGGATAACCACTACAAGGATCTATACCGAACCAATTGGCAATATGTGAGTGATAGAACCCAACCTTAGTCCATTTAGGTTCTTTCACATCAACCACGCCCTTGCACATATCTACTGCAACAGATTTCATTCCAAGTTTAGAATCAAGCACTTTATGTGTCTTAGCCAATTCTTTTTCTAATACATCATAAAGCCCTAAAGCCTTCTCTAAATCAAAATCCCAACCAATTAGATTAGCCTTAGCACACCATTCAGCAGCTTTGTGTTCTGCTTTTAAATAGATTGCGACTAGGGGAGCTTTTTCAATTGTTTCTGAGAATTCTTCTGCTAGTTCTACATAAGCCATTGCATTAATTTTAACGTCTTGTCTACAACGTTTAGCCATGTCTTTCGAGAACTGACTCCAATCTTCATGTTGTACTTTAGGGACATTAAAATATTCACCCCATCTCTCTAGAGAATGACCATCATGACCAAAGCGTCTATAATTTAAAATCTGAGAAAACAAGAGAGTGTCATGAATAGAGCATGTCCTGGGCAAATCATAATCATATAATTTTTTTAAGACAGGGAGATCGTATCCAATGATATTATGACCTATTAATAGCGATGCAGAATTCATGATTGACTTCCAACCAAAATCACCCTCCTCGAATTGCCTAACTTCGCGGGTATCCAGGTTGTACATGACCATGATCCACATTCTAGTAGCATCTTGCAGAAGACCATCACATTCAATATCGAATACCCATCTAGACATCAGATACTCCCATTTAGTATTCCTTCAATATGATCTACAAGTATCGGCTGCTTATCATTCTTAAGAAAGGCTACGTAGAATTTTAAATACCAAAGAGCCTTCTCAGCATCTTGTAATTGTTCACCCTTTCTTTCATCCCTATCTAGATATTTTCGTACTTGTAGTTTCACAGCTTTTGCAAATGCTGCAGGATCATTTTTATACTCAGGGATACGACTCATAGTTTCTAACCATTGAAGTCTTCCTAGATATCCTTGGTAATGTTGAGGATTGATAGGATCTTCTGTTGGAGATTCCCTTACTTCCCAAATATTTCCTGGCGCTAGTGCATCATCTATATGAAATCCATCATCCTCTACATGATACTTTCTACCAGCTTGGGGAAGTTCGTCTACTTTATCAGGTCTCCAAGCGGCATCTCTTTCAAGCTTATTACGCCAATCTATTAAATCTGATTGACATGTAATACACATGATTTTTGGAGCATCATGACGAGCATCTCCTCGATAGATCTCTACATACTCATTTGTAAAATTGTATTCACCTTTTATTAGAAATAGATTTTCGATTTCTTCAAGTCTAGTACATGTATGTAATTTATTAGCAGTAGATTTCTCGTATATCTCATAAATATATTCCATAACA